GTATTATAGAAAACTACGTAGATAAGCTTTTCCCAGCCGACTATGAAGACCGCACCGAACAACAACGCGCTGACTTCTTGGCCGGATCACTGGAAGAAGAGGGAACGGTTCAAAAAAATACGTTCTGTTTGATGGAGCTTTGGGTCGATGCACTGGGACGCCGGAAAGAAGATTATACAAGCGCGAAGGGGCGCGAACTGGCAACAGCTATGAGACAGTTAGGCGGATGGTACAAAGGAAAGTTAAAAAGAACAAAATTATATGGTCAACAAGTAGTTTATATCCGTAAAGGTAGCGAGGAAAGCAAAAAATTACTATCTTTGTGATACAAAACTTTCTTTTCTAATTTTTAAGGTTAATACTTTTAGGGTGGTTTTTCAGTTAAAAAGGCTTTCGTAGTGATACGCGAGCCTTTATTTTTGTTAATATTTCAAAGTTTTTTCCGAAAACATTTGGTAGTTCAAAATAAAGACGTACCTTTGCTTTCACAATAACCAATTAAAGATATGAAAGTACAAGCCTATTTAAAGAACCACAGCAAAAACGAGTTTTACATTAAACCGTTGAAAAAAGGATATTACGCCGTTATGGACGGTTACGATAAAAGTATGGCGTCTTTGGAAATATCAGAAGAAGCCGCTATAAATAAGATGAACGAGTTGAACCAATTAAGAAACGGAAAAGTATGAAAACTAACAAAGGAGAACTAAGCGAGGCGGATTTAAAAGCCCGCCGCCGCTTCTGGAACAAGAAAGGATTTTTCGGGGAACCTACGAAGAAAGAATTAGAACGTAGATCTATGAAAATGCAGAAACTAGTTAAAGCGCTGAAAACCTTTTCTATTGAAGAAGTTACAAAAATACGCGCTACAGAATATCCGGGTAAATTCTTCACCAATGATATGTATGCCGTATGGCGCGCTAGCGAATCAGATTTTAATCACGCAATATCAACCTTTAAAATTTTTAGATCATGAAACAATATGAGGTAATTTATGGAAACGCCAATTGGCGATCACGGATCGGTGTATGGGCGAAGAGCGTTAAAGACGCTAGACGCCAAGTAAAGGAGAACTTGAAAAACGGGTTATCAATCATTAAAATTATAGAGTTATGAAACAATTTGTAGTTTACACTTTTTGGGCGATCCTGTTTGTATTATTCATTTTATTATGTTGCGAGCCAACAACACGCGTATGATACAGATATTGAAAGCAGTGATTATAACGACGGACTGTGTTATAATACAGGACTACACAAAAGTCCAAGATGGTTTAGGTGTGTATGCCGTATCAGACATTGAATCGGAAAGGCAGTATATCGCAGATTGTCAGACCCTGGCGGGATTTACGGTTAAGCGAGTTGACTTAACGTATGTAACGTATGTAAAGGAGGAGACTAAATGACATATTATCCATTTAAACTTATAAAATTTTATTGTATGGAAAGTAAAGAACAAAGTTTTAAAAACCAAATCATTAAAGATTTAAGAGCTGGGAATTTGTCCCGTAACCTAATTAAAATAATATTAGGAGATGGCGCATTACGTCTAAGACGTAGCCAAGTAGATGTTATATGTGAGTGGATGGTTCAGAATACAAACGCGTGGAGGGTAGTGATAGATGACAAGGGTACTGTGGTAGTATTTTCGCATACTCCATTCCGCCCGGAGGACTGGGACAACGTAGAGGACTATAAACACGTTCTTCGCCAAATGTTCGGAGACTTCGGAACGAAGGATTTTTTAAACCGTAGGTGTTCTATGATGGAATCATATGGGATAAGAATGAACTTAAAAGACCTTGGAACGATGGAAGAAGCTCCACAGGTGGCAGTGTATGAATATGTGCGCATGATGTTTGGAGATGAGAAAGTGTTAGCTATGGTACTAGAGGTCAACGATAACAACGAGAAGTTAGTAGCGATCCTATCAGGCACAGGGAAGGGGCAAAAGTACCGGGTTACAAGTACCAAGGAAATGGAAGTAGTTCCTGACGACGTGGCGATATCCGAGCTAGTCCGGCTAAAGGAGGAATGGAAGAACAAGAAGCGCGAGGAAGCCATAGCGAAACGGCGCGAAGAGCTTTGCGAGAAGTACGGCAATATCAGACCCGGAACGTATTTAAGAGCACAAAACTCTCTTTATATCGTGGATTCCGTAGACATGGAGGACGGCACGGCAAAGTGTGTTAGGTTGGTGGATTTAGGGATTAACTTCCCGGCGAACGAGAAATGTGTTTTGCATTTAGAGAACGGGTTTAAAATAGCAACGCCGGAAGAAGTGGCAAAAATTTTATTAAAAGAATATAGCAATGAGTAACAAGAAGAAATTAAAGTCTCGCGATGGAGCAACCCGGATAACACCGGACAAAAGTACAGGTGAATTTTGCGGGCTGTACAAGCTGCAAATGTATACTAAGGATACCCTATCGTGGAGCGATTTAGAAGGGTGCACCGGTCTGACACGGACGGAAGCAACAACAGCCCGGAAGAATTACGTAGCGTTACGGAAAGCGTGCAAAGTGGCAAATGGCGCGAGCCTGCATATTAACGTACCTGCAAATGAAGTCTACGGAAACTAGCGAGAAGGTATTCGAGCGTACTATGTCTAAGTACGTCGAGAATAAAGGAGGGATGGCGGTTAAACTGCTATCCCAATTTATTAACGGTTTGCCGGATCGAATGTACTTGTTACCGGGCGGGACGGTTATCTTTGTTGAGTTCAAGTCTACGGGCTGCAAGCCTAGACCGATACAGCGCGTTATACTGGATCGGATCGCCGCGCTCGACTTCAACGTACGTGTAGTGTCGAACCCTGACGAGTACAACGATTTAAAGGAACTAATAGACTTTTATGTTAACGGGCGTTAACTAATGGCGGTTAGTGCGAATTGATGTTAATAGTTTACCCTGTATTTTGGTAGTCTGATAAGTAGTCGTATCTTTGAAGTGTCAAAAGGAAATAACCACTTAAAATTTATAACCATTATGAGTAAGCAAAATAACACCTACGTAGTCTATGACTGCAACGGAAACAGTACCGGAGTAAGCTATCAAGCGAGTAATAAAGCCGAAGCCATGAAACTATTTAAAGCCGATACCGCGAATTACAGAAAGTACGGTTACTACGGAAAGTTATCAAGATGGTACGACGGAGGAGTTTACGGATCAACAGGAAAAATTTATTAAATAACCGGGCGGGTCGCACCGCCCACAACACCAAAAAGTATGAAAAAGTTAATCAGTATTTTAGTAGTAGTTTTGTTATCAGTTAGCGCAATGGCGCAAGTATCAACCGCAACAGGCAGCTTGAAGACGCTTAAGTCTTTCCGTATGGGAACATGTAAGATCGTGGAAGTCACGAAGGGCGATGCGGTAACGTATCAGATCACCGGACAGCTAGCCGGGACTAGTTCCTTAGAAATGGATATAGACCTAGGCGACGCGGACGCAGCGGTTAAGACACTCTTAAGTCTGGCCGAGTACAAACCATCAAGCAGCAACGAGATCGTGCACCTTAATAACCCGGCGGGGCATACCGCGCGTTTCCCAAAGATGGCGGGCGTCTGGCAGATATTCAGCCCGGGTAATCAGTTCACCGTTAACATTTCTAGGGGCGAACTTAAGAAGATGGCAGAAGCAATTAATAAATCCCTAAACAAATAATATCATCATGGAAATATATAGAAGCAATAGCGGGCAATTGATGAAGGTGTCGAAAGCCCAAAACGGACGGATCATAGCGAAATGCGGAAAGGAAACAAAGAGTTTTGAGAACGAAAAGCAATTTAACGTGCACCTGTATAACAAGGGTTTTCACCTTGCAATGACAGACCGCGCCACACTGTTTGCCCGCCGATACGAAGAAGCCGAGGAATTTTTAAAGCTTACTGATTTGATCCTGGGCAACGAACTGGCTTTTCAGAAAAACGGCGCTATTTACACCTGTTGGTTTTTAGCGTTCAAACCTAACGGTATGGTAGAGGTTAAGGCTAATACGGATTTCTCGTACACGAACGAGTTAGGATATAAAGCGGTAACGCTGAACATTTCAGATTTAATTGTAATTCAAGGAGGTATTTAATTATGGTAGACTTCAACAAGAAACTTAAGGTAGACCGCATCAACCTATTTTGTGATGTGGTTACGAAGATGGCGAACGGAACGCCCGCCGAGGGCTACGCGATCGGAGACGCCATAAAGCAATTACCGGATAACCCGCAACAGTTCCTTATATCAGAAGTGCCGGACGTAATACTACGACGCGAGTATAGCCGCCGGGAACTTCATAAAGGCGAGGGCGTGGTATTCGAAGGGGCTGACACAATAGCCGAGGTTTACAAAGAAGAAGTGTTTAACGCTAACCGGGCGGAAGCCATGAAAGACTTGTTAGGAATTAAATCACGGTTCCCCGACATTCTGGACGTGATCGAAGAAGTACTAAAGTGCTTCCCGGAGCGGTACACGCTGGATGATATTTACGATATGTTGTACAAAAAGGATTTAGGGTTATGAGTGAAGGATTCAAAAAATCAACTTCGTATTCAGACGAGTGGTACACACCAAAATTCATTATAGACAGTTTAGGCAAATTTGATCTAGACCCGTGCGCACCGAGCGTACCAATATTCAAGACCGCCGAAGTAATGTATAACGAGTTCGACGACGGACTAGCGCAAAATTGGGAGGGGCGCGTGTGGCTTAACCCGCCTTATTCTCGCCCGCTGATAAACAAGTTTATGCGCCGGATGGCAGAGCACAACCGGGGAATAGCTTTAATTTTTTCCCGGACTGATACGGAACTGTTTCACATGGAAGTGTTCGGCAAGGCAACCGCCGTTAAGTTCTTGAAAGGCAGAATCAAGTTTCTAAGGCCTGACGGAAGCGAAGCCGGGACGCCCGGATGCGGTAGCGTATTAATCGCGTATGGTGAGGAGGACGCAAATATATTAGAATGTAATGAGCTAAAAGGAAAATTTATAAGACTATGAAAACCATAAGAGTAGACGGACGTACATACGCCGCGGTGGAAGTGGACGAGAACGTAGCATGCAAAGGCTGCATCTTTTACACGGTTGGTTGGGACTTGAACACCCCTAGGTGCACAGCGGTTAATATCCCCGAGCTTCAATGCGACGCGGATAACAGGGAGGACGGAAAGAATGTGATATTTAAATTAATGGCTAACGATGTTACAGAGGAGTAATTTACATGGCTATCAGCGTACCGCTGTCCAGCATATCAAGGAACACCCGGACGCGGCTCTGTTTCTCGATATGGGACTGGGAAAGACGGTGAGTACGCTAACAGCCGTAGCCGATCTAATAAACGAGTTCGAGGTAACTAAGGTGTTGATAGTAGCGCCGAAGCGCGTCGCCGAAATGACTTGGGGCGACGAGATCGAGAACTGGGCGCATATCCGGCACCTTCGTTTGTCAGTCATTAAAGGCACGGCGAAGCAGCGCGAGATAGCGGCACGGGCTGACGCGGACGTTTACACAGTGAGCCGTGACAACCTTGTATGGCTTCTGCAAATGTGGGGCGGGTCGAAAGTGCCGTACGACATGCTGGTACTGGACGAATTAAGCAGTTTTAAAAATCACCAGTCGAAACGCTTCAAGGCTGCGAAGATTATCCGGCGTAGCGTCAGCCGGGTGGTGGGTCTGACGGGTACGCCCGCGCCGAACGGGCTTATTGACCTATGGGCGCAAATGTATTTAGTCGATGGAGGGCAAAGGTTGGGAAAGACAATAACCGACTACCGGGCCAACTATTTCAGACCCGGAGCGCAGAACGGCGGGATAGTTTACGAGTACAAACCGCTAGCGACAACCGAGGCGGTATTAGGCGAGAAGATAGCCGACATCACCCTTTCGATGAAGGCGTTAGACTTCCTGGATATGCCGGAACTTACATGCGTGAACAACTATGTAGAACTATCCGCCAAAGTGAAGAAGATGTACGACAAGTTTGAAGAAGAACAGGTTTTGCAGCTACTAAGGGATTCCAACTACGACTATGCCGAGATCACCGCACTAAGCGCCGCCGCCTTATCAAACAAACTCTTGCAGTTCGCGGGCGGATCGGTTTACGATGCAGACCGGAATGTAAGGGCGGTGCACGATGAGAAACTGGAAACGTTGGTTGAGATGGTGGAAGCCGCGAACGGATCACCCGTCTTGGTGGCGTACAACTTCCAGCACGAGAAAGCGCGCATACTGGAAGCCCTCAAGGGTTTTGGAGCGGAAGCGCTGGAAGGCGTGGACAGCGTGCGCAGGTGGAACGAGGGACAGATACCCGTATTAGTGACACACCCGGCTAGCGCGGGTCACGGTCTGAATATGCAGAAGGGCGGCAACCGTATAATATGGTACGGTACTACTTGGAGCTTGGAGCTTTATCAGCAGTTCAACGCGAGGTTATGGAGACAGGGACAAAAGAATAGCGTGTTTGTTCACCACATCGTAACGAAAGGCACGATAGACGAGCGGGTTATAGCGGCTCTAAGCGGAAAGGCTGATACGCAAAACGGACTTATGAATATGGTTAAGGAACTAATTAAAAAATATAGAGTATGAAAAGAGTAAGTTACAAAGTTGGTGATATTGTAGAACTGGTAGACGGTGTACAATACGTGTATCGCGGACTTAATAGGAAACTAAGAAGTTATGTGTACGATCCGGTATTGCCGAACAAGTTATCAATATTCTGCACCTTGACGGATGAAGAGTGTGTAAAGTATGGTTATAATATAGGCGCAGTTCCGTTTGCTTGGAAAATGGACGCAAACGTTACGAAGGTATGAAAAAAAGTAAAGCTCATTTTCTTCGAGCCGGGACAGCAGGCCGAGCACGAAGGCGTGACGTACATAGCCGAGTTACAGGCAAAAGGCGGGCTGTGCGCCGGGTGCGCGTTCAACAAGCGCGGCGAGCCGTGCGAGTGCCCTAGGGGCTGGGTGTGCATAAATATAACAGATAGTAGTAACATAATATTTAAGAAGGTATGAAAATTTTAAAAAGAGTTGTCGGTTGGTGGAAAGCGTCGAACCGCTGGAAGCATTTTATTTTCGCGATCCCGCTAGGCGCGGTATGCGGCGCTCCGTTCACTACGGGCGTAGGGCTGGGGATGGAAATAAAGGATCATTTGTACGGCGGGAAGGCTGATTTTGTGGACTTCGCGCTAACCGCGGTTGGCGGGGCGATCGGGCACGGCGTTATGCTGGTGGTTGGGCTGAATTATCTTATAATGTTTTTAATCGATTTAATATTTTAAATTATGGAAAGTATGGAGCATTTATTCAGAGAACAGGAGATGAAGGAGCAGGAAGTAGCGGGCATCAGAACCGGGCGTTTCAAAACAGCGCTGGATCGTGCGGAGAAGGCGCAATATAATATGCGCAAGAAGATCGACAGGGCGGAAGCAGAGCGGGTGACGGTTTACGCGGAGCGCGTGCCACGTACGGCTGAAGAGATTACGACGATCACGATTTACAGGAAGAACGAGCCGCAACGCCGGGTGGACTTGTCGAGGGTTGAGGCGCTCCGTTTGATTGGCGAAATTAAGGAGGCGTTGAAGCTATGATGAAGGACGGATTGAAAATGCTAGGGCAATTGGTCCTGGCAATCGCGGCGGGGATCGCGATAGGTTGTGTTTTAGCATGTATCTTAAATAACTTATAGCATGCCGACACCATATATTAAAAAGAAACAGAGAAGGGTTTTAGTCGTCGAGGACATGGCACGCGTTTACAATCTTCACGCGTTTTTCATCTTCAACTGGCTTGAGGCGAACGGCGTGAAGTACGTCAAAGTGAAGGGCAAACCGTTTCACATGGTTAACGCCGAGATATTCTGCGGAGCTATCCGGGATATACTATACGCGGCTAGTAAGGTACGGGACGACAGGAATACCCGGACAGACCCGGAGCGCATACCGACAGTAGAGAATATGCTATACCGCGACAAGGACAAGAAGCGCGTAGGGCCATACGAAAATGATGACATAGAACGCCCGATCTATCCGAGCAAAGACACCGAGACGAACAAATACGGCATAGAGGTTTCGATGCTGTACCGTGTGAATATGTACTGTGATGGTAGCAGGACACTAGACAAGTTGAACCACCGTACTTTGAGATGGGAGACCATAGAAAGGGCGGAGAAATGGAAATGTAAAGATATTTTGGACGACTGGAAAGTTCTATACGGGTTGGTTATGTAGGGATTGAGGGGGTTAATGTATAAAAACGTTAACCCCTTTTTGTGTTAAAATCGTTAACACGCTTTTGATGCACTTCTACAAAAACTTTGTGAGAAAAAACTTTTTAGAGAGAATGCTTGATTTTAACGGTATTTTAACTAAAAAGCGTGTTTTTGACAAAAAAGTAGCCAAAACCTTCTTTTACATTGCCATTTCATGTTTTACACCCTACCACTCTCACAGGACGTAGAACGCGCTTTTCAAGTTTTTGATGTAAAAGGTTAAAATTTGTATCTTTCACACCTAACTTGCTTATTTATAGTACTTTATCATATAATATAGTGTATTTGTAAAAGATGTAAAGATAGATACTAGTTAGTAACTATTAAAAGAAGAATATATAGTTAACATAAATATACTATTGTTATTTTAAATAATTTATTTCGTCATTTTTTTATTTTAGAACTAATAGAGAAACTATGTTTTATCATTTACATTTGGCGATTTTCGCTTGTAACTCTTTGATACGCAATTAGTTAAGGGCGTAAAGATGGTATAATTCTATGTTTTACACTAAAAACGGCTTATTTTGCTAAAGCGCTGTGTTTGAGGCGGTTAACGTACATTTTACGGATTGTATAGGCGTACAGGGCGTTTGAGACGGGCAAAATGACTACTTTTGTATGGTAATGTAAATAAAAATTATATGGCTACAAAGAAGAAAGAAATTATAGAAACTACGAAGCCTGTGGAGCCTCCAAAGGAGAAGCCTGTACCGGAGGAGAGGATTAAAGCGGTGTGTGGTGGTGGGGCGATCCGGCCGACGTACGCGTCTACGCAATACCTCTCCGATTCGTTCGAGTGCACCCGGTGCTACCAACTGGCTACGCGCCGGTTCGGTAAAACGCCCGTCTGGCAAGACCCCGCCGAGCTATGGGAGGCGTACGCCATTTACACGGCTTGGTGCGAGGCTACACCCGTTATAGTGTACGAGGCAATAAAGTCCGGCCCGGCGGCCGGGACGCTCTACGAAGTGCCGAAGAAGCACTTACAGAGCGAGAGCGAGTTTACGGCGTTCCTAGGGGCTGGGGTGAAGTACTTGCACGAACGCCGCAACACTTATATGAAGAATTTCGAGGAGTTCGGTTTGTCGGTATGTGAGGAGTTCGTCGAGACGATAGACCGCATACGCGCCGAGATCGCGGCGGACATGGATCAGGGTGCGAGCGTCGGACAGTTCGATGCGCAGTACATCAGGGCGCTACGCGGGATCAAGATGCAAATGGACTACACGTCTAACGGCGAAGCCATCAAGGGCGGCTTGACCGTCAACGTTACCGATCCGAAAGTGTCTGCAAGGATGGGGAAACTGAAAGATTTCAAGAAGGAACACAAGGGTGAGGAGGATAAGAAATGAATTGTACCTATGTCTTCAACAAGATGCTAGACTATTTTGTAGACCCGAACATACGAGGGATAGCGAGCAAAGGCGGCACGCGTTCCTCCAAGACATGGAGCGCGTTACAACTTCTTTATCTCGTGGCTAGGGAAAGCCCCGACCCGTTAATGATCTCGTGTGTTACCGACACGCTGCCCGCTGTCAAGCGCGGCATGTTCCGCGACTTTCAGAACATGTTACTAGACGAAGGGGTGTGGGACGACAACGCCCTCAACAAGTCCGATATGATCTACACGGTGAAGCCCGGTGTGTGCATCGAGTTCTTCGGGTGTGACAACGCGTCAAAGGTACACGGTCCGGCGCGTGACATTCTTTTCATCAACGAGGCGCAGCGCGTACCCCGCGAGATATTCCGGCAGTTGGACGTTCGTACCACGCTTAAGGTTATTATTGACTTCAACCCGGTGCGGCGCTTTTGGGGTGAGACGGACTTCACAGGCGACAAGTACGTAACGATACACAGCACTTACAAGGATAACCCGTACTTGTCGAAGCAGCAGGTAGAAGCCATAGAGCGGAACGCCAAGGATGCCAATTGGTGGCGCGTCTACGGTGAAGGACTGACGGGCGGGCTGGAAGGCCTCGTATATCCCCAAATTGAGACGATCGACGCGTTGCCGGAGGATTTAACGGGTGAGGACGTAAAGTTTGTTACAGGGCTTGATTTTGGCTTCCAGAACGACCCGACCGCTATTGTCAAAATCTACATGCGGGGAATGAACTTGTACATAGACGAGGTGTGTTACGAAACCAAGATGCTTAACCGCACGATCGCCGAGCGGCTTAAGATGGAAAGGCTGGACCGCACGATTACGGTATGCGACAACGCCGAACAGAAGTCTATCATAGAGCTACGCGGCTTAGGCTGCAACACGATTCCCTGCATCAAGGGGAAAGGATCAATAAGGGCGGGCATCCAGCAGGTGAAGCAGTTCAACCTGTTTGTTACGAAACGTAGCACGAACATACTGGACGAGGCGGACAATTACACCTACGTCAAGGACAACCTGACCGACACGTACACCAACGAGCCGGTAGACGATTACAACCACGCTTGGGACGCCATCCGTTACGGCGTTGATTATCTTATACGTAAATACCGCCCGAAGTACGCGAATAATGATTAGATTTGCAGCATGAGAGAGGACGATCGAGTGCGCATTAAATACGATTACGCCGGGAACACCGGGACGGTCACAGACGTTGGGGTGTTGGGCGTGGTTGTACAGTGGGACGGATCGGACGTTGAAGAGTGGTATTATTACGAGGAACTAGAACTGATTGAATATGAGTAAAATAGCGTTTTATGGCGTGGAGTGGCTGATACTGAATGAGCAAACCAACTGGCGGGGAAAGATTAAAAACGTCTTTCGCCGCTTGTGGTGGAAGATTTGTGGGTATTACAACCGCAAACAATTAGAATATATTTGTAACTTGCATCCGAATTACAAGGGCGGCCTAACTTCTGACCAAGCAGCGACATTAAACGCGGTGGCAGAGTACGCTAAGGCCGACCCTTTTATTGTAAAAAATGGCAAGCTCGTGTACCGTATACCCCGTATCGAGGACGTAACACTGTGGCAGGTTATCGAGGCGAGAAGGAGCGAGACGGCAACGGAGAAGGTTACGAAGTGGTGCACGCCCAAAGAGCATGAGCCGGCCGAGTACGCGCCGGATAACGTCTATCATCTGTTGTGCGCTACGAAGTACATTAAGGAGCAGATAGAGATCGCGGACGGGCTGGAAAAACGCCTCTTTCCTTTCGATGCAGGGGGCGCGCCGGAAGATGATCCGATCAAGGAGGCAAAGAACGTCCTGACGCTCGTACAGGCTACGGCGGAGTTGTTCAAGTGCACGTTCGAGGAGGCGAAGCGGATAAACTACCTAGACGCCATGCTAGCGCTATCCAAGCGCCACGAAGAGAACGAGAAACAGAAGGCAGAGATGAAAAAACATTATAAATCATAACGTTATGGGTTTAAAAAAGTATGAGATTATTACAGTAGGGAGCGACAAACGGGTACGCGCCCTTCGTTCGTGGCAGGTGGGAGACCGTTACGTCAATATTGGCGACGTGGGCGGCATTGTGTACGACGAGAAAACATTATCACAGGATGGCGCTTGCTGGCTGTTTAGGGGCAACTTCGGTTTTCCCGGTGCACGGATCGGTGGGGATTCGATCGTAGACGTAGGTGAAGCGGCGTTAAGCGCCGCGGGTGCACCTAACGTAGACATTCTAGGGTATAGTGTCGTAGTTGGGGCTAATCTGTTATTCGAGTCGGAACAAACGAAGGCGGACGCGGTGGTGCTAACCGCGGATGACTTCGAACAAGGCGGGTACGCTAGTCTTACAGTTGGGCAAAAACCCGGAAAGGATGACGGTTCAGTAAACTTTATTAGAACCAAGAACCCTATTTTCCTAGGGGGTAAATCTACCGTTATAAAAGCGCCAGTCCCGGGCTATATAGTCACGGTATTGGTAACGGATGCAGACGGGTATATTATCAAACCCTACAAAACCGTTATAACCAATGAGTACCAAGCAATCCCAGTAGAGGCGGGGCAATATGCATACATCCAGGTAACTAAAAATCCGGCGAGTCCGACTATTCCGGCAGACGCGGCAGACGCGGCTATTACCTTTACAGGTACTTATGAAACTAAACTTTCCGTCATTGATTCGCGGCTTGAGGTAAACCCGGCAAACGCTACAGGCACGACAACAATCAGACCGGGCGGCATTCATACTATCGCATCGGGCGTAAAGTACCCGGATAGCGTGATTAGAAACTCCAAAGTAGTTATAAACGGCCACGCAACAGCTAACCGAGTGGTCCGTCTTATGTCCGAGTTTATCGGGTGTAATGTAGCCATTGACGCAACACAGAACAATGCGCAGAGTGTAGGGATTTATAGCAATGTTAATAACTTGACGTTTACAGGGGCAGTCTCGGCCAACAGCCTAAATGTAAACGTGCCTCGCGGCATTCAGGCTACCGACTGTGACAACTTCGCTGTATCGCCTACGGTCTTCCCAGGACTAATATCGGCCCGACCGGTTAACATGCCTTTCATCTTTCAAGGTTGTAACGTTCCGGGCGGCAGGTTCTACCATCATGCGCAAATAGCCAACACGTACAAGAACATTGATTTCGCGAAGGCTCAAGCTGATTTGGGTAAATCTATCGCATCCGATGGAATACTTGCAAGTTCAGAAGTTGAGGGCATGTATCGTATTTATTTTGCAGTTTTTGGCGCGTTGGTAGAATCATACGCTAGCGTCAAGTCCCTGAACATGGCGGACCTGGCAAAATCTTATGGCACAACCATTTACAAGGACGCGTATTTAAACGGTCTGTTTGACATCGCAGGTACGAACGTATTCGGTAACAAAGTACGTAGCCATCCACTGGCACAGGTTCTAAATGTTGCACCTAGAGCGGTACAAGGTAAGTTCAACAATACCACCGTAGGCGGTGTGATATCCGGTATCGTGGCAGCGAATAACTGGGTGGCAATCGCAGCCCCGTTCCGGTTAAACTCTCCGGACGGCATTAAGATAACCAATTCAGGGGCAGTGCTTTTCGACTCGATAGCGTACGCTGTAGACGCAAACAATAAGATTGTAGCCGTGTCTACTAAGATACGCGGTGATCGCACATTCGCCGCATTCGCTACGTACGCCAAAGTGTACATAGCCATGCAGAAGATAGACGGCACAGTGATCACACCCGCAGACCTTGCAGGCGTAACCGTAACGGTGTACAACGGTTGTAAGATCATAAACACAGGAGAAACCTCCGTGAACATGAAGGGCAATATACGGGTAAAGGATAATGCTACACTTGTAAATGCTAGCGTCACAGGTTCGGGCTACTTCGGCGGTAACTCCGTTGTGCACTATAATCCCACTGTTGGGGCGTCGCTGGACTTCAACGGTACGGTGTACATGAAGGACAATACGGTATTTGCGCCTTCGGCGTTGACAGGTGCGAGCGCCCTTGTACGTATGGAGGGAAACGCGAAGTTTACCGGATCGGTGGACGTAGCTAGCACGAACCTTTCGTTCATAATGAGGGACAATGCCGTTATAGAGGGAAAAGTTAACACACGGTCGGGTGTGGTTATGTCGGGCAACTCCAAAGTTACGGCAACCGGGCAGATAATGGCAGCTAGCCGCGGGGTGCTGGTTATGGAGGAAAACGCTAGCATTGAGGCGAACACAACCGTTATCGGGGCTATTGCATTATCCGGTAATTACAAGGGTAACGTAGTAAAAACGTGGACGGGAAAACGGACTATTACAGACGTAAACGCGCCCGAATACGACAATAACGTAAAAACGCAATATGACTTTTAAAGGGATATTAGATCAGATTGGAACATGGGGGGCGCAACACGCGCTTCCCGTATTCTTCGGAGACGAATCCACACGTAATCGGCTGGCAAACGATATAACGGGTGATTTTATCTTTGTGGACGTGCCCGGAGGAAGGCAGGACTATAACGACTACGCCGCCGAAACGTTCGCGATCTCCGTGCTTATACAGGTGTTGGGCACGTCGTTCTACGAAACTGATAGCTCGTCCGAGATCGACGTACTGGATCGGACGTTTACAGTCATAACCGACATAGCGAAGAAGGCGGTTTGCCTTTATGTGTCCGAGGGCGCAGCGGTAACCAAGCGCCAAAACATATACGACAGTCCCAAATCAGGTTGGGAGATAACTCTTAATCTATCTGAATAATGGCACGTAACGCAATGTTGGAAATAGAGGTGCTGCTAACCAAGCTACGGGACGACATAGAAGCGTCTTACAAAGCCAAAGGGCTTATGGCGTCAGGCAACTTCGCCAAGGAACTAAAGTTAGTCGTAGGCGGCAATAACGCCCGGATCACTGCACCGCGTTATGTGGGTGCGATGGAAGGCGGAAGGATCGCAGGTAAACGCCCGCCATTGTGGATCATCCGTAAATGGATCGAGGACAAGAACAAGCAAGGCGCGAACATACCGCTAACCGCCGCGTACCCGATCGCTAAAGCTATTGGAGAAATGGGTATCAAGGTACCGAACAAGTACAACCCGGGAGGCGTGGTGTCGGATGTACTCAACCCTGCGAGGGTGCTAAAGTTGCAAAACGAGATAGTAACTATAATTAGATACGCTATTATTGACACTTTAAATATTAAATGATGAACATATATATACCGATAGCAGATGTAACACTAACCGACGGCCAAACCTATGACAGGCAGTTACCCGTGTGGGCTACACGCCCGCTAATGGTGAAGGTGACAACGGGCCCAAACGAGCCCGTGAATATTACTGTGAGGAACAGCGGATCGCCGGTTAAAACGGTAACTTTGCCTTATCAGCAGTACGGGACGGACATAGACCTATCTTTTGCCGCCCCTTTGCTTAAGCGCGCGGATCGTAACAAGTCGCAGGGTACACCGTGGTTTATGCAGCAAGAGCTATTGTTTTGGGTTTCAGACCCGACGGACTATATAACTATTCCCGTATTCCACTGTGATCTTACATACTGGGATACTTTAGGCGTTGATAGCGCGCTTCCCCAACCGATCAAACCGCGCATACCGGGACAAACGCTAGACATATTCTTCCCATACGTTATACACCCGTCTGACGCGTTATCCGTTCAGATTGAACCTGTGACGGGCGCGCCTAGTAATGTTATGTTTCCCGCTACCTACGTACTGGGGGACACTATCGACATAACGTATATTAAGAAGTTGACTATTAAGAACGTTTGGGGTAACGGGCTGGATCAAGTAATTAACTATGAAGATCGGTTAATGTCCGAAGCTGTTTACGATGAGGGCCTGCAATGCGCTCTAAGGGCTAGATGGAACATGCGCAATGGGCAGTGGTTTTGGGACGCGTTCAAGGACTATTTTTGGTCTAACAAGTTCACCCCTATCCGAGGCCGCGGAGGCGTAACAGAACAAGCGGAGCTAACTATAAATCTAGAGTACGGTGAAGAATGGTATAACGTCTACCAAGAGCTGTTAGTTTCTTCAAACGTAGTGTTTGACTTGAACATACCGGGTATAAATCAATACCAATCGAAACATTTTAGAGCCGAGGTCGTAGGCGACACGGGGGCGCGGTGGTCTAACAGTACCAAGACGTACAGACAGCGAGTAAGATTCAAGACCACCGAGCTACAAGATAATTACATCTTCCCGCTAGCACCGGATCAACCGCCCACACCGTCGATCGCATTTAGCGCGCAGAAAAACCCGTGGACGATCGGCGCGGCGTATGCGGAAGGAATTACTAACAGCATATACAGCAACGCGGCATGGGAGGTGCAGAGCACGCCGACATGGGTGTCAGCGGATAGTCCCACGGGGAACAAGGGAACTACACCCTTGGTTATCACGGTAACCGCCAACGATGGCGAGGCTAGAACGGGTAACATTGTGTTGAAAAGCAAGGTGGGCTCTACTACGTACAGTATAGTCGTTATGCAGGCCGGGATTTCGGGCAATATATCGGTAGACACCTCAATGTTTGATGTAGACTATCTAACACACCCGGTAACCGTAGACGTTACATCGGTTGGCGCATGGTCTGTTTCTCAAAAGGATTCGTGGATCACTCCGAGCGTTACAACAGGGGTTGGTGGAATAACCGCTGTAACGTTAACGATCGCGAATAACATGGGTAACACCGCTAGAACTGGGACGATAACGTTTTATAATGGCCAAACCGAGGAAATAACGGTAGTTACGGTTAACCAAACGGGCGCGCCAACTTCGATAAAAATATTGCCAATAGGGGTGACAGGACCTAAAGCCGGGGGGGACCGAATTGTTTTCGTGGTAGCGACGTCTGAAAATAACTGGATTATGGGTAGCGCGCCTAGCTGGGTATCCGTTACACCTACATCAGGAAGGGCCAAACAAACTGCCATAGCGATTAAATATGATACGGCGAACCCCGGAGCAGCGCGGACAGGTCAACTTCGAATTGAGAATATGACTACGCACGAGATCGCAATTTGTTTAATTACACAGGAGGGATAAAATGAAAATAGTATCATTAAGAGTTAACGGTTACGATATAGACGGTTTAGACAGCGCAACGGTCAAGATCACATTAAACAACATTTCCCCGGTTACTATGACCGGGGACAGTGTAGCGTTTAGCGCTACGATCAAAGTCCCGAGAACGCCCAACAATGACCGGACGTTCATAGGGCTAAACAAGGGTTTACTCAACTGTGAGTATTACGTAGCCGAGGTGCTGATAGCGTCTATACCGTTCAAGTATTACGCTTATGTGTCTGACGAGCCGACACAATTCTACGCCAAGGTATCAGCGTCCTCTACGGAGTACGCTGTCAACTTGATCGAGAGTACGGATAGGTGGGCTGACGTGAGCGAACAAATTTCTTCGCCCTATGTGCACGCCATTGTCCGGGACACTCCAAACTCACAGTATTTGGCGGCGGTGAATCTGTCACAAATCGTGAGAACAAGTTTTGATTTCCCGCAAATTGCGTTCCCCAACATTCAACCGTATTACGCTGATGGGACTAGACCTATAGATTACGATTCGTTACAGGCGCACCTGATTTGTTCACGGGGTGCTTTATCATGGGATTCTGATGTGGCGGCGGGTTCTACGAGCCTTATACCCCGAAACTCGGCTAAAGGACGGGGTGGATACCTGTATCCAGACGTGGCGCAATATGTATTTGACAATGCTAGTATGTACTTGAATGCCTCTTATTTTGGCACACGGTCTGGGGGGCTTCCGGCGGGTCTTAAGGTAAAACCTTCACTAGAGGAAAGGTTCGCTACATTCTTGATCGAATACACGGGGGACACCATCCCCGCAACAAAACCGGATATAAATTTAGTGGGTAACTCTTCGGGGGAGCTCTTTAATTTTTTCGCAGGGGTTTACAAGGGACAAATATCTGAAAGGGTGTGGGTTTATTCTATGAAGTTCGATTCAGCAGCGGGCGGGAACTTATTCCCGAAAGCCGATAGTCATTTATTAATATCTGCCACAGTAAACGGTGTGACACGGACGGACTTTTTCAAAATACCTAACGGGTACTCACCGGGCGAATGCATACGATTCAAGGGGGAAGCCAAGCCGGAAAGCGCTTTAAGCCCTACGGTCAAGACCGTTAACGACGTACCGATAGGATTCCCGTACACGGACGTAAAAAACATAGTGGACGACATGTGCACAGCATGGCATTGGAGAAAGATTTACCGCAACGGTACGTTACGCGTAGAGCCAATAGTAGACGCCGATCTCCGGGACGGTACGTCAACGGCATGGGCACATATACACGATTGGAGCGACAAACTACTAAGCGTTGAAACCGTAGATGTTCCCGACGAGTTCGCAGACCAATACGTGTGCACGCTTGATTCTACGCAATTCAGTTACAGCAACGGTGTGGGAATGGTAACGCCCGTTAAGGAGGCGTACAAATCGGCGATTAAATTCCCGTATAGCCCTTATTTGTTTCCAAAAGTAGGACTTACGGCAGCTTTCAGCAAGACGGGATACGACCAACAGTATATCCACGTGAACGATATTTATTACCCGTATATAAACAGGCATTTCAAGATGTTTAGATCGCGAATACAGGTGAAAATCAAAGCGCAACTAGAATATGCGGACGTTGAAAACCTACGATTGGGGGACGCGTACTACTTTTCGCAGCTGAATAGCTGTTTCTACATTAAATCGTTAGATGGATATGACGTAGCAACCGGGAATTGTAAGCTATCTTTGTACAAAATGGATTTAAAGTAAATTAATATGGCGGATCAAGTAACACTATTAGACCTTAATTTCGGCACGTCAGAAGCCGAAAAGGGGCTAGACGCGTTAATAGCTAAGAGTATAGCCCTTGCAAAGACTAAAAAGGATTTGCAAGCGGCATACGCCTCTGAAAAGAAGGAGCTAGAAACGCTAAATCAAAACTACGCGGACGGACTTGTACAGCAAGACAAGTACGACGCAACCGTTAAAAAGCTGAATAAGTCTCTGATTGAGACGCAAAAAGCGATCCTAGACAATACCGAGGCGAACAAACAGAATAACGCCGAGATCAAGAGTACCAAAACGCTATTAGACAATGAGGCTACGAGCGTCAACGCCCTACGCGCCCAACTGGCGCAAAACACCGTCGAGTTAAACAAGATGAGCGAGGCGCAACGGACTACCAGCAAGGAGGGGCAAGACTTAACCGAGCAGACCAAAGCGTTATCGGACAAGCTCAAGGAGCTTGAGAAGTCAGTAGGCGACAACCGCCGTAATGTCGGTAATTATGCCGAGAGCGTTAAAGACGGCATACTTCAAACACAGGGGCTAACCGGGGGCACCGGAGCGCTGGTGGGGCAAATGAAAAGCGGTATTGCCGGGGTGCAGGCGTTCAATGCGGCGTTAAAGGCGAACCCTATTATATTCGTCGTGTCGCTCGTCTTAACTCTTATCGGTATCATCGAAAAGCTGATGAAACGTAACAGTGAGTTAGCGACCAGCTTAAATGCGGCGTTCGCGCCGTTTAAGGTCATTTTCGGGCGTTTGCTGGACTGGGTAACCGGTTTGTTTGAAGGCGTAGCCTTCCTTCTTGAAAACCTTGCTAAGGGCGTTACATGGCTTTTGGATAAGTTAGGGCTTATCAGCGAGGAGACGAAGAGGGCAGCAGCAGAGGGCGCGAAGCTAGCAGCCCAAACGCAGAAGATTTACCAAGCTGAAACGGCGGCGCTTGTGCCGATGGCGCAAATGCGGCGCGAGATGGAAGAGCTTAAGACACTGGCGGCGGATCAAAACAAGTCAGCGGCGGAACGTACTAAGTTACTGGAACAAGCTACAGACAAACTGCATGCTATCCGTGATTTGGAATTGTCCGTGCTGGACGCGAAATACAAGCAGATCAAGGCGCAAAACTCCCTAGGCTATTCAAGCGATGAAGATTTGCGTAAAGAACAAGAAGCCCTTGCAGCACTGGAAGCAGCGCGCGCCCAATATGCCACACAGGAGAAGGAAATGGCGGGTCAAGTGTCCGGCTTCATCAAACAGGAACGCGACAAGCAGGCAGCAGCAGCACAAGCAGCGGCAGCGAAGTCAGCGAAGGCGGCGGAAGATGCAGCCAAACGGGAGGCGGATGCCGCGAAGAAGGCGCAGGACGCGATCAAGGCGGCGCAGGACGCGCAGCTTAAGAAGTATTCAGAAGCGGTTACAAGTATGCAGCTTGACATAGCACAACGGGAGCTGGAAGGCGCTAAAATATCATTGCAAGAACTGCAAGCGGTAAACGATCAAAAAATAGAGATTGAGACGTACAGACGGGCGCAGGGGCTTATCGGGGAACAGGAGTACATTAATAACGTTCGACAATTGGAACTAGAGTACGCCGCGGAGGTCAAGGCCCGGAAGGAAGAGGAAGACCAGCAAGAACGAGACCGCCAAGCCCTCAACCTAGAGAACGAGCGATCATTAGCTGACATGAAAATGACTAATGATCTGGAAAGTCAGCTTGCAAGACTGGACGCGCAAAAAGCGGCGGAGATCGCTAACGCGGAAGCCATCGGGGCAGAAACAACCGCGATAACTGAACGTTTCGAGATCATGAAGGACGAGCTTAAGCGGAAGTACTATAACGCGCAATTGGAAATGGCGGCGGGCACAGCCGGACAGCTCGCTAGCTTACTGGGGGAAGAAAGCGCGGCGGGCAAAGCATTTGCCACGGCGCAGGCTCTTATCAATACGTACTTAGGAGCGTCTAAAGCACTGGCGCAGGGCGGTATATGGGGTATCGCGCAGGCGGCTATTGTAGTGGCGGCAGGTATGAAGAACGTTATGAGCATTAACAAAACCAAAGAGCCGGACACCAAGATTAACACGAGCGTGAAGAAATACGCAAAGGGCGGACAAATATACGGCCCTAGCCATTCGGCCGGGGGCGTGACGTTCACCGGATCGAACGGGCAGCAGTTCGAAGCCGAGGGCGGGGAGAACATGTACATTTTGAACCGCAAAGCATCCGGCGCGATCAACGCGTTAAGCGCGCTAAACATGGAGTACGGCGGGCGTTCGTTCGGGTCGTCCGGTGTGTACCGATACGCCAACGGCGGAAAAATAGACATAGGCAGCGGATCGACTATGACGTTACCAAGCAAATTCAGCCTGTCGAATGACAGCCTTCAAAAACTGGCGGCGATCATGTACGATTCAGTGGCTAGCGTTCCCGCTCCACAGGTGGCTGTAACCGACATAGACGCCGGACAACAGCAGTATAATAGCGTACAGGTAGCGGCTAGCCTGTAAATCGTAGGTGAAGCCGCGGCTTCGTGCCGTTAAATAATATATCTTTGTGACGATAATAAAGTAATAGAATGAAAAAGTTTGAAAAATTACGTATTATAGAGGCGGGCGAAACCGCCAACAGCTATGAAGAGGGGGGCAAGACTTATAAATTAGTCATCTCTGCAAGTGCTTTCCCGTCACTCGTGGCGGTTGGCAATTCCCGCCCGATCCATGCGCGCCGAACACACAACGGGGCTGACTTGCTAGACGGTTACGTAGGCTATTTTACCAACTTCCAACACGACGAGACAGCCGTTTACGCCGATCTGATTATGTCGGAAGCACTGGAAACGGCGTACCCTAGCGAGTTTAATTTTATGGTTGCCATGATCGAGAAAGAGCCGGAACTACTAGGCGTATCGGTTAATCAGTCAGACGTTAAAAAACTGGACGACGAGACCGGAATAGCAACCGTAACAGAGGTTAGCGAATTATTTAGTGCCGATTTGGTGGGACTTCCCGCGGCAACTAGTTCTTTATTTAATAACAATTTAAACAATTTATCAATGAGTAAATTTTGGACGAATTTGGCAAAGCTAGTAAAGACTACTAAGCTAGCTAGAGAGACCGTCACAACCAAAGAGGGGAAAGAGCTTGTTATCATCGCACAAGGCGACCAAGCGGCTTTAGGTGACGAAGTACAGGACGCCGAGGGCAACCCGGTAGAAGATGGCGACTACTACATTTCGATTGGAGAAGGTGAAGACATGATTATATCAGTCATTGCCGGAAAGATTTCCAACGTGAAAGAGGTAGAGGACGAAACCGACCGCGAAGATCGTGGGCAGGAAGAATTTGCAGAAGAGACAGAAGAAAAGCCGGAGGACAAGAAGAAAACCGCTACACCGGAAGAACTGGCAGCGATCCGCAAAGAAGTTACCGAACTAAAGGCAACCGTTTCAAGTCTCAAAACTCAACTAAGCAAACGTACCGGAACACCCGCGGCATCTAAGACCGAGGTAAAGACCGAGCAGAAAGGCGAAAGCAAGTTGAGCCGTGAAGCAGTTCAGGCAGCAGCAGCAGCGATGCGCAAAAAATTCAATTACTAAACCAATAAAATATTAAAATTATGGCATTTACTTTTAGCGATTTAAACAAATTGAATATCGACAGCCTGGCCGATGTTATTTCCTTGACACTGGGACTGGAAGGCGAATTGTCCAACGGCGTAACAGTGTTGGCGGGTATTGAGAAGGGCAAACCTATCTTGACTTTCACAGCAACAGACAAAGCGGTTAGACGTTCCGCGGGTTGCGACAGCGAGTATAAGTACAGTTCTTTGCAGGACAAAGTGAAATACTACGATCACGCGCAGATCGAGTTGCCTATCGTGGTTTGTCTGCAAGACCTTTGGGGCAAAATGGTTGCAAAAGGTGTTCACCTTTCGGCTGATTTCGACCAAACACAGTTGGCGGCTTTCATGCAGAACGAAATTCTGAAAGTTCTTGAGGCTGATATGTTGCGTCTCGTATGGTTGGACGGTCTGAAAACAACTGATACCGCAGGCGAATACACAGTTTTCAAAAACGGTGGTATTATCAAGCAGATGCAGGCTTCAACCGAAACTATTAAGGCTCTTGTTCCTTCCGGAGCTGGCGCAAACGTTTTGGAGTGTTTGAAGTGGTGTATTGACAACCAACGCCCGGATCAACTGGACGATTCAGAGTTCTATGTAACTAGCAACGTTATGCGCGCTTACAAGGACTTAGTTGAAGCTAAAGACAATCATTTGGCACAGGCTAATTTCGAGGACGGAAAGCCCGCGTACTACTTTGAGGGTTACAAGTTGAACGAGTTGCGCCACGTGTCTAACAGTGCTAAGGGCGACGCTTTGACCGTTCGGTCATTCATCGCTTTCTCACCAAAAACTAACATTCAGTTGGCGCTGGAAGATGCAAGTCTGACTATTGATCCGTTCATCCGTGATGCTAAGGATCGTAAATATTACAGTACAACTGTATTTGCGGCTGATGCAATGCTGGCAGTTCCTCAATACTTGAAATTGTGCACCGCAGCAGGTGTTTAATAATTAAAACAAAGTTTAAATGGCTTGTATAAAGACATTAAATAAAGCAATTACCTACGACTGCCAAGCCGGCAGCGTAGGTATCGCTGAAATGTATCTGATTAACTTCGAAGACGTAACGTCGGCAGCGGTAGACAGTAATAACCGTAATACGGCCATTACGTTGAAATCGGGAGCAAAAACCATTCCCGTAGAGTGTTACAAGAATGGCGCGAAGTATACGGAAGCCCTAAAGCTTTCGGACGTTTCAGCAGGTTTAGATCAGTCGGTTATGTTCACATTATACGATAAGACAGTGATAAGGGCTAATCATATAATGGCGGCGCTTCTATCGGGGCGTTTCATGGCGGCTATTAAGTTGAACGATATCAATTCATGGCCGATTATGGCAGGATTAAAATGTGGGCTTGAAATTTCACAAGCTGATACGGATTCTAACGCGGCGGGCGGTTTTACTACGATCACTATTAAGACGCCGGACGATGCTAGAGGAGAAAATAGAGTAACAATAGATCCGGCGGCATGGAACACTATTGCCTCCGCAAAACTTGTATAATATGGGATGTTTAAATAAACTAACTAAAGCGATCTTAGTTGATTGCGACGGAGGGGCAACAGGCGTAGCCGAAATGCTTCTTATCAATTTTGCGGATATTACTACGAAGAGCATAGCAGATGGTATTGCCACTATAGCGCTAGCATCAGGAGCTAAAGCCGTGTTGGTTGAGAGTAACAAGAAGGGTGTGAACGCTACGGAGGAAATAAAGACTAACGATAACGCGCCAACAGCGTTAACGCAAGCAGTTACGTTCACTCTTTATCAAGGTAACACGAACGGAACACATATAGTAAATCAGATTTTAAACGGTACATTTTTAGCACTGGTTAAGGCTAAATCCGGGAGACACCGCGTTTACGGGTATAATTACGGTTTGAACGCTACCGCTATTTCGGAGGACTTGAACGCAAACGGCGGTTTTACTACCATCACGCTATCGACATCAGAAAATGTTATCGGCGAGAAGCGCGTAAGCTTTGCCGATGCTAGTTATAACACTTTGAGAGCCGCGGCGATCGTAACAGAATCATAAGGGAGGATATTATATGGCATGTTTAAAAAAATTAAGTAGGGATATTACGTATGATTGCACAGATTTAGGTTTTCTGGGAGGTACGGGGGAGATAGACGAGGCTATTATCATTAACTCGAGTGATATATCAACCATATCAGAAACTGGAGGGGTCGGTACTATAACTATGTTAACAGGGAAAAAAGGATACGTAGTTACCTCCGTAAACAACTCTGTGATGTATCAGGATGCAATTAAAACAAATGATACCGTACCCGCAGCGGAAGATCAGAGCGTAGTGATTAAGATGTTGTCATCTATGGATAAAACCGCATACCGGACAGCAGTATCAAGTATGTTAGGCGGAAATTTCCGGGTAGCTCTAAAATCCAAATACGGAAATTACTATTTGGCAGGCGCGTTTTGCGGTTTAGAAGCTTCGGACCTTGCGACCGATTCTAGCTCGGGGGGTATTACAACGGTGACACTTAAAACGCCAGAAGCGTCAACAGGTGACAGACTGGTAACTATCTCCAAAGAGGCGTACGACGGTCTAAAGATACCTAAAGTTTAATAAATTAAAACAGCTTAAAAGATGGAAAAAATTACAGATATAGGGCAAATAGTTTCATTGTGTCAAACAATGACTAACCTAAAATTGGATATTACATGCGGGGCGGATCGCCTGTTTGCGCAACGCTGGTATGATGAACGTTACTTGACAGGACAGCACACCCGCTACGTTATGAAGCCGGGGTTGTTCATCAACTCGATTGAAGACGGAAGAGTGTACCGCGCATTTAACACAAGCGACGAGAAGGCCGTGGAGTTCATGGAATCGAACGAGAATTACAAGGACTATTTTATAGACTTGCAAGCAGAACCGGAACCAGAACCAGAACCGGAAGCACCTGTAGAAGGTGATCCGGAACCAGAAACGGAACCGGAAGCGCCCGTAGAAGGTGAACCGGAAGCCCCGGCAGAAGAACCGGAGCTGACAGAAGAACCGGAGCTGACAGAAGAAGAGATCGCAGCAGCTAAACGCAGTGAAGCGGCTAAAAAGGCAGCAGCCACACGTGCAGCAAACAAGGCAGCAGCGGAAGCCGAAGCCGCGGAGGGTCTTAAGGAGTTCGAAGAGTAATATTTAAAAAGGTAAATCAATGATCGCAGCAAAGAAAATAGAGTTAATAGTACGCAGGGCGCTGAATTTAGTGCCCCGTACTTCTGAAGGGGTGGTTAGCTATGATGTAGATAATCTATACCCGCAACGTATCGCAAATCTTATCGACGCTAGTAAGACCGCTACGGCGTGTTGCGACAAGGCGAAGGAAAACATCATTTGCGAAGGGTTCGTTAACGAAGAATTTGCAGCGAGAACCAACGAGCACGGACAGGACATGAACGATGTTTTAGAGTTCGTAGCGGACGAGATACCGAGATATAGAGGTTACGCGTTAATAGTACAATACGGCGGCGATGGTCGCCCTTTGTACTGTTATCCCGTGCCGTTCGGTTACGTTCGTGCCGTTCTTAACGAGGACTACAAACGCGATTCAATCGTGCGGAAATGGCGCGTATTCGATAACTGGGAGCGTGAGACGCTTAAGGACACGAACGTTAAAACGGGCGTAGTTTATCCTAACTTCAACCCTAAAAACTTTTGGAAAGAGTGTGAAGAGTACGGAGGTATTGAAAACCATCCGGGGCAATTATATTACGCTAACTTCTCAAACCGTCGGCCCTATCCGATCAGTCCGTTTCATGCAGTACAGCCCGAAATGGGGGCGGAACACGGGAACGCCTTGTATGTTGAAAATGTGCTAGCACGTGGTTTCCACGCTTGCAGTGTTGTATCGCATGGAATGTTTCAAAGCGATCAAGAACAAAACGAGTTCCGGGACGCAATTACCGAAATGATGGGGGTAGAAGGAACTGGCGCGGTTCTTACAGTACGCGATGAGAATGTAGGTATTACGGAGAAGCCCTTTATCCGGGTGGATCAAATTGGTACGCCTATTGATTCTGATCTTTACAAATCATATTGTGAACCATTGCGGAAAGACATTGCAATTTCTTGTTTTACAATTCCGATCCCGCTTATCGATTCTTCGCTTATCAGCTTTTCGAACGCGTCGGGCGAAGTGGTTAAGGAGATGCAACGCGTTTACCGCCGTTCATTGGCGCGTGTCCGTGATAAAATTTCCCGCGATCTAGCCTACATATTCGACATAGACCCGGAGCTAACTAAGATTAAAAACGATTTGGAAGGCGATGCGGATATTGTTCCGGCTACACCCGCCGACCAGGTAATAACAGATTGATATGGCATACCCGATTCAACTATTACGAGATTTATTCACGATCGCGAAGGACGTTAAAGATAGCGACATTGAAAAAGCTTTTTATGAAGCCGATATGCTTGATATGTCGCCGCAACTTCACCGATCGTATGAAGAGATACCGCCGGAATACTTAGGTGATACCCCGGCGCGCACCGGCGCTAATAAAGTATTGTGCTATTATGCCTTTGCGCGCTACTTGCAGACAAGCGAGCAGCAGAGCACGGCGAGCGGCCTAAAAATACAAAACTATGGGGGCAGCTACGTTTTAGCGGATGACAACAAAGCAAGGCGGTTTGAAGCGGAACGCGGAAAAGCTGATTTATTTATAGTCCCGTTGATCAAGGCGTTTAAAACCGCCGGGATGATCAAAGAGGAATGTTCACACAGGGTACAATCACGGATATGTTTAATAAAGTAATGGATGGAGTTTTTGATACGGCACGCGTGGCGTCAATCGCGTTCCTACTAACAGTTACCAATGATATAATGACGTTCTTCGTCCTTATAGTGTTATTCGGCACGTTGAACTTTATAGTAGGACTTATTGCAGGTTTAAGGGCAGGAGAAAAGTACAGCCACAAAAAGGCGTTTCACGCGTTTTTTGAGTACGCGATAGCCGCCATAGTTATAGTATTTACGGCGGCAGGCGCGCGCCTTATCGAACCGCACGGGAATTATACGGACTTATTGCGGTTGTTGACAACGCTCTTCGCGCTTGTGTACTCGAAAAACATTATCCGTAATTTTAAGCAGATCCAGCCGGATAACGAGTTTATTACGGTACTGGATATAATTATTAATACGAAGTATTTAGACTTCATAAAACGCTTGAAAAATGGTAAACTTCACAATTCAAGAACTAACCGCGTCAACGACGGCGAAGGCGAAGAAGATCAACAACGACCCGACGCCGGAAGTATTGGAGAATCTGAAACAGCTAATCAATAACGTACTAGACCCGCTACGGAACGCCTATGGCAAACCGATCATTGTTACAAGCGGATACAGATCGCCCGCCCTAAACGCGGCGGTGAAAGGTTCTAAAACGTCACAGCACATGAAGGGGCAGGCGGCGGACATTACGGGGGGTAGCAAACAGGAGAATAGGAAACTCTTCGAGACGGCGCAAAAACTGAATTTGCCGTTTTGCCAGCTCATCGACGAAAAGAATTTCTCCTGGGTGCATATCTCATATGATAAGAACAACGTGAAACGCCAAATCTTACACTTATGAAGATAACATTAGCTAAGATTTTATTGTGTTTGCTTGTCCTTCTTGCTATTTTATTGTTCACAGCATACAAGACAATAAAAAGGCAGCATAAAGAGCTAGAAAGGCAGGAAAACAACATCACCGCGCTTAACTCCGAGGCCGTAGCGTTCAAGACTACGGCGGGTGATTATGCGGAACAGGCTAGGCAGTTAAAGCTAGAGAAGGACGAGCTAGAACTATATAACGCCGATCTATATAATAAGGTACGCGAGGCGGGGATAAAGATACGGGAGCTTAAGAACGCTACAAGGGCCGAGACAGTTACCAAGGTGGACACCGTGGTTAAGACAGAATACCGGGACGGGAACGGGGAAAACAGGTTTGCGCACTACTTCGACGGGTGGAATGATATACAAGTTGAGTCTAAACCGGACACCACGATTATAAAATCTAGCAGTACCGACACGATCGACGTGATCGGATCAGTAAAACAAAAGCGGTTTTTATTCTTTCGGATCGGAAAACCGAAACAAACGATAACCGTATCGAATAAAAACCCAAAATCTAAAATACATGTAGAATTCTCGGCAGAATTCGACAAATAATGCTTTTCGTCTTTTATAAATGCCCTTCCATCTTTTGCACTTAAAAACTTAAAACGCTGATTCTTAACGAGTTGGCTTTTTTGCATGTAAAAGATTAAAATTTGTATCTTTTACACTTAACTCCCTAATAACTAGTACTTTATCTATCAATATATACCATTTGTAAAAGATGTAAAGATGTTATATAGAGATAAAAACGGAAAAGTAATATAATCTATAAAATATGTAAATATATGAATTAATATGTGAATGAATTTATGGAAATATTTTATTTTAAACTTTATAGAAAACTATCCTATATCTTATGCACTTCACCTGTTTTTGCCACATAAACAACTGATACGCAATTAGTTAAGGGTGTAAAGATCCACTTAAAAAGGACTATTTGTCTTTTACACCGTTATCAAACCTTCAAAACCGTTAATCAGAGTTAAATTACTAAAGTTTTTTGGGAAATAGTTTTGTAGTCCAAAATAAAGCATTACCTTTGTAACATCGAAAGCGATAAAACAACTGAAAAGCCTACTAAATTTGTTGAACTATTCCGATACCGGAGAATCGTTTTAAACATTACTAGATATGGCAGTAGACATTTACAAGTTAGAAGCGTTCTTTTACAAAGTGATAACGGAGAGGATTAAAGCGTGCGAAACGATCGGAGAGGTCACGAACATATACGGTTATCCGGGTGTGTCGGGAATGGTCTACAAAGATTTGCAACGAGAAGAAGAAGCCGGAAAAAAGTTTAAGTATAAAATCCGAGGTTTTATTATTCCACATGCCAAACGGTACGAAAGCATTTTCGAACAAGCCCGGAAAGCCGCTTTTTCCGATCACGTTAAAACCTTTAGAGGCTCTAATGAACTTAGTTTTAAATTCAATAAAAAGATGCAATGGAAAAAGTCGAGTTAATCACAGTCGCGGAAGCCGCCCGGATCGCCGAGGTTACGGAAAATGCGATACGCTATCAACTCAATTCGGGAAAGCTCACCCGTTACGAGAACGGCGTAGGAAAAATCAGAGTGAACAAAAACGAGCTATTAGAAACAATTTTTAATTTTAAGAAAAAATGAAAGTAGTAATTGAATTATTAGGAAACGAGAGTAAACAGGATTTGTTGGCGACGTCTAACTATTTGCGCGAGCTGGCAGAGGGAAGTCTTCCCGTATCAACGGAAGCCAAAGTTTATGGACCGAACGACGAAGCAACCGCGAACGCAAAAACAGATCTTGACAAGTTGGCGGACGCGGTTGTAGAAGCAACAAAGGCGAAGGGTGAAGAAGTGTGCTTGCCGTTATTGATGGAAGCAGAGCGCGCGAAGGCACGTGCTAAGCGTACCGCGAAGCCCGCACCAGCGGAAGAACCTGCACCAGTGGAAGAACCTGCACCAGTGGAAGAAGCTAAAGAAGTGGAAGCACCCGCCCCGAAAGCACCCGCTGCACCAGTAGAGAAGCCCGCCAAGGACGAAACGGAGCACACAGTGGAAGAGTGTAAGCAATGGGCAATGAAGGCTCTAAACGCAAAGAAACGCCCCTTAGTGCAAGAAGCATTCGAACAGGTAGGCGCAACGTCTTTCCCGACACTTAAAGAGAGCATGTTCGCGGAGTTCATCGAATACATCTCAACTCGTCTGTAATGGGACACGCAGAAAGAGATCACGCGATTTTATCGCCGAGTAGCGCGAAACGGTGGATTAATTGTACTCCGTCGGCGCTACTAGCGGAAGCCGCAGGCAGCAAGTCAAGCGTTTACGCCGAAGAGGGCACGCTAGCCCACGAAATAGCCGAATACGCTTTGACTAAATATTTGGAAGGAGCATACGATCCGATAATTGATGATGCGGTACCGTTGAAAGACGAACATCTTGAAAACCCGCTTTTCGGCGTAGACATGGCGGATTATATACGGGACTATTGCGAGTTTGTTATCGGTGAAAATTACGAGATGCAAAAACAGGATGGCATGTGCCGGACGTTCCTAGAGCGTCGAGTAGACATTACGGACTTCGCGCCGGATTCCTTCGGGTCGGTAGACGTAACACTAGTATCTGACAAGACGATCCATATTATTGATCTGAAGTACGGCACAGGTGTCCGGGTATCGGCTGACATGAACGAGCAAATGTTAATGTACGCTCTTGGAACTTTGAAAAGCCTTGAATCGGATCGTATCGAAAAAATCCGTATGACAATCGCACAAGTCAGATTAGACCACTACGACACGTTCGAGATGTCAAAGGGTGAATTACTCGACTGGGCAGAAAAAGTCCTGAAACCGGCTGCAAAAGCGGCAATACAGGGCAAAGGAAAACAGGTTATCGGAAGTTGGTGCGGTTTTTGCCCGGTTAAAGCGCAATGCAGGGCGCAACGCGATGCAATACTCGCAGATTTCGAAGAAAAGCCCGAACCGCTGTTATTATCTGACGAGGAGATAGTAGACCTTATAGGGAAGATCGACACGTACAAAAGTTGGATCGAATCAGTTAACAAGTACGTCTACGACAGGGCGATACAGGGGCACAAATGGGAGGGCTACAAGCTCGTAGCAGGTAGATCCAGCCGAGTTATCAAGGATGAGGCGAAGATACGCCAAGCGCTCCTAAACGAGTACCTAGAGGACGAGGTTTTAAACATCAAGCTAAAAGGTATCGGAGACCTCGAAAAGTTGGTAGGCAAAAAGGTATTTAGCGCTAGATTTGGAGACGCAATCGAATCGAGACCCGGCGCACCAAAGCTAGTACCGGAATCCGCTAAGGGCATGGAATACAGCCCGCTTTGCGACTTCGACATAGAAGGATAACAGAAGTTAAAAAAACAATTAAAGAATGTATAAGCGGTTCAAAGTCTAAAATAAAACAATATCTTTGAACCAAATTAAAATCTTAAAAATTATGAGTAGAAAATTGATCTTAAAAAACGTACGTTTCTCTTATGTAAGAGTTTTCGAGGCAGAACAATTCAACGGGGTAGGTGATTTTCATTACAGTGTTGTTCTTCTGATCCCCAAAACAGACATCGCCCTAGTTAAGCAAATTAATGATGCGGTTAAGGCAGAAGCACAGGATTATTTTTCAAGGGACCCAAAATTCAAGGGACGTGTGCCGGAAAATTACAAAAGTCCGTTAAAGGATGGCGACGCGCCGGAGAAGGAAGGACAAGCCGGATTTGAGGGTATGTACTACATCACAGCGAAGCGCAAAGAGGAACACGGGCAACCGATCGTAATCGATAAAGGTAAACGCCCGATCACCGTTAAGGAAGATATGTATTCCGGCTCGTGGGGAGTAGCTTCAATCTCGCTTTTCGGTTATAACATGAGCGCCGACAACCGCGGTATTACCGCCGGATTGAATGGAATACAGAAAGTAACTGATGGCGATAGACTGGACGGCGGAGCAAGCGTTAACGACTTCGACGACTTAAGCGATGAAAATGATGATCCGTTTGGAATGAACGCTCCATTTTAAATTACAGTGAATTTTTAAATATAATTATTAATCAATCAAGTTTTTAAATTAACAAGTGTAAAATGATTCTTAAAAGCCGTGCCGAGTAGAAGCGGTGCGGCTTTTAACTTTAAAACCCCTAAAAACATGAAACCAATTTATATAGATTTTGAAACTTATTCAAGCGAGGACATAAAGAGCGGCGGCGCGTACAGATATACGCAATCGCCCGACTTTGAGATACTTTTGATAGGTTACGCGATCGAGGATGGAGACGTTAATATCATTGATATGACACAGCCCGGATCGATCATAAAATTTGCCGCTTTCGCTCGTCTCATCTTGTCGCCCCAATATACGATTGTGGCACACAATGCCCAATTCGAACGCCTGTGTTTGAAAGCGTATAAGGTAGACATTCCCGCGGAACGTTTCCTATGTACCGCAACTATGGCACTATACGCCGGATTCCCCGAAAGCTTGGGAAACCTTTCTAAAGCCCTTGATCTGAAAGAGGGCAAAAAGGGCACAGGTCTAGCCCTTATAAAATTCTTTTGCCAACCACAGAAGCCGGCCAAAGCGAACCCGGAAGAGTACCGGAACTTGTCAAAAGACTATCCGGAAAAGTGGGAGGAATTTATAGACTACCTACGATATGATGTCTTATCGGAACGTGAAGCACTGGCACGCCTAAATTACTGTAAGTTCCCACAGTCGGAAATAGACCTGTACAGGCTGGACCAAGACATAAACGACAACGGCATAGCCGTAGACATGGAACTAGCCGAACGGGCGGACGCTCTCAACGAGGAATTTTGCGAGGACTTAAAGAACCGGATTAAAACTAAGTACGGCATATCTTCTTTAAAGTCCACAATGCAACTAAAGGACTTTGTAATGATCCAAACCGGAAAGTCTTTTGATTCGTTCCGCAAAGAGGACATAGACGCCATTATAGCCGAGTGCGACAACGAACGAGTAGACGAGGTACTGAACGCCCGTAAGATCATAAACAAGACTAGTAACGCCAAATATACCGCGATGCGCAATTGCGTGTGCTTCGACGGACGCGTACACGGTTTGTACCGTTTCTATGGCGCGGGCCGTACTGGCAGATGGGCCGGTAGACTAGTCCAAATGCAGAACCTGCCACGTAACTACATACATGACCTAGACGGCGCACGCGGTAATGTTAAACACATGTGTTTGCAGGACTTCGAAACGTTTTGGGGAAATGTGCCCGACACATTATCGCAGCTTATCAGAACCACGTTTGTAGCACCGGAAGGCACTACATTTCATATCGCCGACTATTCCGCCATCGAAGCCCGTGTACTGGCGTGCCTATGTCGTGAAGATTGGCGTATAGACGCTTTCAGGCATAGCAAGGACATTTACGCCGTTTCCGCTAGTATGACGTTTGGGCTACCCGTCGAGGAGTGCGGCAAAGGCACTCATTACCGCCAACAGGGGAAAGTAACCGAGCTTGCATTAGGTTATGGCGGTTGGGTAGGTGCTATGTCTACGATGGACTATGAAAAGGCAATCGATCCATCGTTATACAAGGACATTATATTGAGATGGCGCGCCGCTTCTCCGAGGGTGGTTGAATTTTGGGAGGCCCTGGACAGCCGTGCTAAACTCTGTATTCGTAACAAGAGGGACGTGGAGGTTATCCGGTACGGCGTACACGTTTGTACTTTTCAATGGTTTAAAGAAAACAATTCTCTAGCAATTTTATTACCTTCGGGCCGTCGTTTGTTTTACCCGTTTTGCCGGATCGCCACAAAAAGCGTGAACGGACAAGACAGGGAGGTTATAACATACAAAGGTCAAGACCTCACGGGCAAATGGGCGGACTTAGATACATACGGCGGAAAGCTAACCGAAAATATAACACAGGCTATCAGCCGCGACCTTTTGGCATATGGTATGCAGACAATTGTACAACGTTATCCTATGGTTAAAATCGTGGGACATATCCACGACGAAACGGTAAACGAAACGCCTTTAGATGATTTTGGAGACCCGGTTGTTTCGCTGGATGAAATTTGTACAGCTATGGCAGCTACACCAAAATGGGCGGAAGTTTTCGGTATTCCGCTAAAGGCAGAAGGATTCACTAGTAATTATTATAAGAAAGATTAATTAACATGGAAAAATACACCTTATCACTTGCAGGTTCTTCAGCGTCTCTGAAATGGAAGGCGGTGCGCCTCACATGGGACGATTTTGTAAAACGTTTAGGTACGCCCGTTATCACTAACGAAACGGTACGCGAGTACGATAAACTGGATAAGCCCGCCAAATCGTCTTTGAAAGACGTAGGCGGATTCATGGCCGGCGAGCTTTCAGGATCGCAACGCCTGAAAAAGGCAGTTATGTCTCGTACAATGATAACGCTAGATATTGACTTTGCCGATGATCTTTTCCCGATTGATTTCGAGGATCGTTTTCACGGATACGCGGCGGTTATATATACAACGCGTTCGGATAGACCGGGATCGCGCCGTTACCGTCTTATCATGCCTTTCAAAGAAGAGGTTACCGACGTGGTTATGTACGAGGCGGCGGCGCGGAAAGTAGCCGAGTTGTTAGGGATCGACTTGTTCGATAAAACAACATTCCAACCGGAACGTATGATGTACTGGCAATCCCTTTCAAAAGATCAAACCGGATTTTTCGAAGTGTTCGAAGGCGAGCCGATAGACGCCAAGTATCTTATTGGCTTGTACGGAGACAATGAAGAATGGCGAGACGTGCGCAACTGGGCGTTCCATTCAGACGTAGAACGCGACACCCGAGCGCTGATTAGTAAGGAGATGGCGAAAGACCCGCGCGACAAAGAGGGTTTGATAGGCGCGTTTTGTCGCTCGTACACCATACCGGAAGCCATAGAAAAATATCTATCAGACGTTTACACGGAAGTAGACAACGGACGTTATACCTATGCCCTTGGATCAGGCGCGGCGGGCTTGGTAGTGTATGACGATGTACTTTGTTTTTCTCACCACTCAACCGATCCGATCGGAGACGGGCACGCTTATAATGCCTATGACCTTGTACGGGTGCACAAGTTCGGACATCTGGGTAAGGAAGACAGTACTCGAGAGATGAACAAGCTAATTTGCGCCGATAAAGAGTGTGTTAAAGATATGGTAGCCGTGGACGATGATCTAGCCGACTTCGAAGAATACCCGGACGATGTTAAGAGCGACGCGCAGACCGCCGAGGAACTGGTTTGGGACTTGGATCGCAAAGGTGATAAATTGTGTACCGTTCGCAACTTCGTTAATGCTTTCAAGTGTGATCCACTATTAAACGATCTGTTAGCATACGACTTGTTCCTAGACACGATCGTGTACACCCGTACGCCGTTCTTCTCGAAGGACATCAAGAAGGGTGATATGCTGGACGATACTGCCGTAGCGATTATCCGTGGACGTATAGAGGATTTGCATGGTATTTACAACGACAGCAAATTAAACGACGCGCTGGAAAAGGTTTGCAGCGAAAACGCTTTTCACCCTATCAAGAAGTATCTAGAGGCACAAAGATGGGACGGCGTGAAACGTATTGATAATTTTTTGGTTGACTACATGGGTGCGAAGCCTAGTATATACGTTTCCGAGGCGTTCCGTAAAATGATGGTTGCCGCTGTTACTAGAGTTTATGAGCCGGGCCGCAAATTCGATACGGCTTTGGTTATGTATTCAGGACAGGGCGCAGGAAAGTCCACGCTTATACAGTCCCTTTCAAAAGGTTGGTTTAATGATTCATTAACCGACATATCCGGGCAAAAAGCATACGAAGCGATACAGCACGCTTGGATCGTAGAGCTAGCCGAGTTATCAGCCCTTCGCCGCTCGGACGTGGAAGCCACAAAGAACTTTATCAGCAAGCGGGAAGATACATATCGTAGCGCATACGCCCGCCGCGTCAAGACACACAGGCGTCAATGTGTGTTCTTCGGGTCTACCAATGACGATGAGTTTTTGAAGGACAAGACCGGAAACCGCCGTTTCTTTCCGATCGAGGTATGCGCCAACAAAAACACACACAAGCTGTTTGAAAAGTCTTTTGAGGCGGTGGTAGACCAACTTTGGGCGGAAGCAATGGAGCTGTACATGTTGGGTGAAAGCCTTGTTTTGTCTGACGAAGCCGAAGCGATCGCCAACGAAGGCCGCGAGGAATTTACAGAAGAAAGCCCGCTAGTAGGTATTATAGAAAACTACGTAGATAAGCTTTTCCCAGCCGACTATGAAGACCGCACCGAACAACAACGCGCTGACTTCTTGGCCGGATCACTGGAAGAAGAGGGAACGGTTCAAAAAAAT